ATCCGCTTCGGCGCGCTCATACCGGCATCAGCCGCGCACGCTCGCGGTCCTCATCGAAGGGCAGCTGTCGATGCGCCTCGATGTCCTCCTGGATGAAGGCGAGCACGGCGGCTAGCGAGTGCGCCTCCTCGCCGATCCACGCCGTGAGGGGGCGCCCGTCGCGGCCGCGAATGAGATCATTCGTCCACGAATGCCCCAGCTCCGGGCTTGGAGGCGTCAGCCGCCACGGCCACCACGACACCGGGCTGGCGGCCTCCATGCCGTCCGAGCAGTACGCGTAGCCCTCCGCCACGAGCACGAGCGGGTGGTCACCGAGGCACCTGCTGCCGCTGTCGATGTGTTCTTCCATCAGGTCGCTCACGAACACCCGCTTGCCCGTCACCCGCGTCCGCAGGATGCGTTGCGCCTCCGCATCGTCGAAGTACGGCGTGAGCGTCGCCTGGCGCTTCGCCGTGAACGCCCCATCCCGCTCGCCCGTGAGCCCGCGCGCCGACCATGCCGACGCGTAGCAGTTCGCGCACCCCGCGCTGACCTTGATGCAGCCGTGCACGCTCCGGCCCTCCGGGTCCCGGTAGCGAATGGGGTTGGTGGTGAAGTCCGTCCACTCGATCGAGGTCCTGTTCACGGCATCTCCCATCCGTGGGCCTTAGCCATCGCCAACAGCGCGTCCAGCCCCGCCAGCATCAGTGGCCCATGCTCGGGCTTGTTCCCCGGCGCACCGCCCTTCCCCCACCACTTGCGTGCCTCGGAAACGGTGAACCAGCGGCAGCCCGCCTTGATGCGCGGGCCGTCATCCCACCGCACCGCGTACATGTCCCACCCATCCACCGGACCGACGTGAAGGATGCCCTCCGCCCCGGAGAAGTTCGCCCCGTAGAAGTTCGCCCGGGAGAAGTTCGCCCCGGAGAAGTTCGCCCCGGAGAAGTTCGCCTTGTAGAAGTCCGCCCCGGAGAAGTTCGCCCGGGAGAAGTTCGCCCGGGAGAAGTCCGCCAGGGAGAAGTCCGCCCCGGAGAAGTTCGCCCCGGAGAAGTTCGCCCGGGAGAAGTTCGCCAGGGAGAAGTTCGCCCCGGAGAAGTTCGCCCCGGAGAAGTGCGCCCCGGAGAAGTTCGCCCCGGAGAAGTTCGCCAGGGCAAGGGACACACCTTGGCGAACCGCCTCCTCAGCCGCCTCCTTCAGGGAGGTGGCCGACTGCGATTCGTACGCCACCGTGCCATCGATGCGCTTGATCTCGATGCTCATCACTCTGCCTCCCGCACGGCCACGTAAAGCGTGTTGTTGTGCGACTCGATCGTCTGCACCGTGCCCGTCCCGGTGTTCCGCAGCTGGGTCGTGCCCGTGCGCGGATCGTGCTTCACCACCTCGGCCACCGCGCCCGTCCACACGTCGCGGATGCGCGTGCCGGGCTCGAACGCGATCGGGCTGGACCTCCGCCGCCGCAGATGGGCATCGGCGACGCCTTTGCCCGCCGTCATCACAACGGCCACGTGCGCCGGGCAGCCCGGGCAGGGCGCGGTCGAAAGCCCTTCGTGCAGGAAGAGCTCCCTCCCGCTCCCCGGGCAGGGCTCCCAGTCCTTCGTCACATCGATGAGCCGCCCGTACTGGTTGCGCTCGCATTCCTCGCACATCCCCGGCGGGGGCGGGTTCCCGCGAAACGCCTTGCGGCAGCGGCAGCGCCAGCTGCACTTGCCGCAGTAGATGCCGTCCTCCACCTCGTTCCAGCCATCGATTTCGATGGCCTCGGCGATGCCGGCTTCCTGATCGTCCACATAGACGGGGTAGCGGTCGAAACCGCAGCCGTCGCACACGAGTTGGTACAGGGTTATCGCCACGGGTACGAAGCTCATTGCGTTTGCCCCCTCGCCGCCCGCCGCTGCAATGCCTCCAGCCAGGCGGCTTCTTCCTGTTTCACCCACCGGCGCAGCGTGCCGTTTCGCGCCATCGCCTCCCACGCCGCCACTTCCTCGGGCGTCATCGTCGGCCTCGGAACCATCCGTTCGAGCTTCATCGCGCTGCCTCCTGCCGTCGCCGCCAGGAATCCATGACGGCCGCCGTCGCGTCCTGGCGGCGGCGCCACTCGGCCAGCAGCAAGGCCTCCGCCCGGCCGTCGTCCTTCTTCCGCGCGAGCTGCTCCGCGAGCGCGGGGAACAACGCCAGTGCGCGCGCGCGTGACACGTCTTTCGTGGCCCCCTTCGGAATCCCCATCTGCGCCTTCCACGCGCTCGGGGCGATGCTCTCGTAGGGCACGCGCAGCGCCGCCAGCACGCCCTCGATCAGCCCCACGCCACGGCCAGCCGCAAGCGTCGATTGCGACGCCTGCCGCGGCATCGCGATCGGCTTCTCGAACACCGCCGTTGCACCGCTGTCCCCGTTTCCCACGAACAACGCCACTACAGCGGCCAGTTCGCCGGCCAAAATCTCCCTGCGCGTGGCCTTCGTGACCACCGTGGGCATGTCCACAACTCTCGCGGAGCCGTCGGCGGTTATCGCCGCGATCGCTCCCTGCATGCCGGGGTCGAACCCCAGGTAGATGCGCGGCATTGAGTCACTCCTTCTCTGCTGCCACCGGGTCGATGATGTCGATGAAGAGCGCATGTGCCGCTGCCTGCAGCACGCTCACGGGCTCGTGGTCCGGGCAGATGTAGAACGCCCGCGACCACGCCGGGCGCTCCTCTCCTTCGTGACACCGCGCGCACCAGCCCGGCTGGCCACGCATGTGCGAGAGGTACTGGGCCTGAGACGCGGCCGCCTGGGCATGCATGAAGAGCCACAGGCACTTCGCCATCGGCGGCCACGTCTCCGGGTCCGCATTCCAGTCGGGGTCCTCCCACGAGAGCCCGCGCTCGGTGACGATGCGCAGCCCCTTGCCGAGCCTCAGGAGGTCCGCGATGGTGCGGGCTCGCAACTCACGGTGCTGCGCGAGGGCCATCTCGCGAAGCTCCACGACAGACGGTCCGGCGGATTCCTCGGCGGCCTCGTCCTCGGCCCTCGCCGCCGGGCCCACCAGCTTGCCGCCAACACGCCTCAGCTGAACGGGCATCAGACCACCTCCGCCCACTGCGCGAACGCCGGGCCCTGCAGGTGCGTCAGCCGCGTCTTCGCGCGCGTGATGCCGACGTAAAACACCCTCCGTTCCGGCTCCGGGTCGAACAGCGCCTCACGCGTCGCCGCCGGCGGCATCCCGCTGTGCAGCACCACGTGGTCGCATTCGAGGCCCTTGAACGCATGGATCGGGCCGACCTGGCACACCCGCGCCGCCGCCACCTCTTCGAGGTACTCGGGCCCGTGATTCACCGTAACGTCGCGGAAGTACGCCCGCCGCTGCGCCGGGATGCCCCCGAGCGGTTCGACCGAGCGCGCCTTGATCGCGTTCACGAGCTCCTCGGTCGCGCCGTAGATGTACAGCCGGTCCGCGCTCACGTACGTCTCGCGGCGGAACGCCGGGTCCAGTTTCGCCAGGCGCGCCTTCGTGCCGTGCACCAGCCACGGGCCCCGCGAGGGAATCGTCTGCCCGCAGAGCAGCCGCCATTCATCGACCGAGATGCGGCCGCCCTTCGCCAGCTCGTGCCAGCGCCGGAACGCCGTCGCCGCCGTGCCGTTCACCCCGCGCTTCTTGCGATGGTCGAAGAACGGGTAGCCGCGGCGTTCGAGCTCCGTCATGGCGCCGTCGAGCAGGTAGTGCGCCCGGCCCATGACAAACGTCGACTCGCCGATTTCCAGCGGCGGCAGGTCGTGTACCCGGTCGATCCGCCCGCCCTCGTTCGCCGCGATCATGTCCTTGTCGTGGCGAATGCGGTTGCGGCGGATGAGCGTCTGGGCCTCATCGAGGATGCGCGAGGAGCAGCGGTAGTTGATCCGCAGCGTGTCCTCCGCCGACACATCCGCGTCGAGGAACTCACGCGGGCTCGCCCCCGACCACTCGTAGACCGCCTGGTCGTCGTCCCCCGCGATGTAGGCGATGTCGCAGCGCGAGGCGATCGAGTTCGCGACCGCCCACTGCAACGGCGTGCTGTCCTGCGCCTCGTCGAGCACGAAGCACGGCCAGCTCGCCCCCGGAGGCGACTGCAGCGCCATCTCGAGCATGTCGGTGAAGTCGATCAGGTTGTTCGTCGATTTCCATGCCACGTACTTGTGCCAGAGCCGGTCCAGCCGATCGCCCACCCACCAGCTCGCCAGCTCCGAGGGCGCCGCGTACTCCCTCCGCCCCTGCTCGAACGGGATCATCCGGTTCCGGCACTTCGACCAGAATCCGATGATCTGCGCCCCCTCCGTCTGGCCCTCCGTCTCCGAGGTGTTCCATTCCTCCGGGTCCCCCGGCCGGCCACCCTCGTAGTCGATGCCCTCGGCCGAGAAGAACTCCTTCAGCCGCGTGTCCGCGATGTCGCTATCGAAACCGTAGTACCGCTTCACGAACGCGTGGAGCGTGCAGTGGTAACGCGACTGCTCCGTGTCCCCGTCGTCACGGACCCGGCGGGCGATGTCCCGCGAGGCCGTGCGCGTGAACGAGCAGATGACCGCGTCCTGGATGTCGAAGTCGCCGTCCTCGACATGCTGGCGAAGGAGCTGCACCACGCTCGCCGTCTTCCCCGCCCCCGCCGGGCCGAAAATGCGGAGCGCCTGCGGATGCGAGAAGATCGGCCCCCGGCGGGGTGCTACAGATTGCGCGAAATTTTCGTGAGTCACTTTTCAAATCCGTGTAGCGGTGTAGCACTGTTTTTTAGATTCGAAATGGCCTGTTCGCTGCTACACTTTTTCATGGTCGTGTAGCACTGAGCCCTTCCGGGCGCTCGTTTTCGGATTCCTCGTGTAGCGGCAGAAGCCAGATCGCGCGCTGTTTCCCGGCGATCCGGCGGTTTTTGCGCTGCCCCCCGTGCGCCGTGCAGATGGCCCAGAGCGACCGCTGGTCGATGTTCATCCCGCGCTGGCGGAGGGCGTTGCGGAGCTGGTCGCCGTTGGTGGCCACCCCCGCACCGTCCCGCAGCGTCAGCGGCTTGCCGGTCTCGAAGCGGTCCTCGTCGTCCGTGGCCGTGTCGAGGAAGCTCTCGATGCCGCGCCAGACCACACCCTCCTCGCTGGCGTCGTCGGGCGCGTCGATGATGGTCACCGTCGACAGCAGCGGCGCGATGACCGAGTCCCACTCCGGGCCCTTCATGGGGCTGAGGAAGAGGTTCCGTTGCTCGATCGCCTGGATGCGCGCCTTCTGGTGGTTCGCGAGCTGCTCCGTCGTCAGCTGCACGTCCACCCCGCTGATCTCCAGCAAAAACGTCGGCGGCCGCGTGTCGATGCGCCGGAGGTTCTGGTACTCCTGGATGCCGACTGTCTTGATGGGGATGTCGCGCGAGGGCTCGTAACGGGCGATGGAACGGGCGATGCGGCGCAGGTCCGAGTCCGGCAATGGTGGCGAGCACCGCTTGTTCTCGATCTTGAGCGTCATATAGATGGACTCTTCCGACGCCCCCCGCCGCCGCATCGATCCCGCCAGCGATGTCATCGTCTGGTCGCGCATCCCCTGGGGGATGGTCTCGCCGATGAGGTTTGCCGAACCGCCGCCCCCCCGGCTGCGCTCCGCCTTCGCCGCCCACGATGGGTAGCGGATCAGCGTTGAGGCGCCCGGCTCGTTCTCCCACGTGTAGCGATGGCCGCTGGCATGCAGCGACGGCGGAGCCACGACGTACCCGCCCGGGTTCCCCCGCACGTCGATCCCCGGGCCCAGCTTCCCGTTGCTGTTGTGCACGGGGGCGTCCTTCGGCGCCCGGTAGTAGTAGTGCTGGCCACCGCCCCCGGTTACCACCGAAACCGTGTCCAGCCACTCCTCCCCGTGCTCCTCGACCAGGTCGCGCAGCGACTCATCGCCGCCGTGGCGCGGGTCGATGTCGATGATCACGAGGTTCGAGGGCGCGCAGGCGATGGCGATGTTCGCCGTCGGCCACGTGTCCCACCATCGCTCGACCACCGCGAGGTCCGCGCTGGCGTCGTTCGAGCCCTGCCGCGTGCGCGGGTGCTTGCCGATGTCGCGGCATTCCGGCTGCCGGCACGAACAGCGGCCCTCGACCGGGGTGTGCAACGGAAACACCGCCCATCCCCGGTTCGCGTACGCCATCGCTGCTTCGCCCATCTCACTCAGTCCCATCGGTGGCCTCGTGCCGGGTGCGCCGCTCTCGCACCCCGGCGTGGTTTAGAAGTCGTTGGCGTCGTCATCCACGGCCGGCGAAGGCGCGGCCTTGCGGGCCGGCTTCTCGACCTTCTCCGGCGCTCGGCGCTCCGTCGCCGCTTCCGCCGCCCGGGCCTGCTTGATCGGGCTGTAGCCGACCACCCGCGGCACAATCTGCCCCTTCCGCTCCCCCGCCTCGATCTTCTTGTTCTTCACCTGGATGCGGAGCTTCTCGCCCTGCCACGAGTCCGGCTCCACTTCGAGGTCCTCATCCGTGTACCCGAGCGCGCGGAGGAACTCGTAGAGCTTCGAGTTCTCGTTCAGCACGCCATCGTTGATGAGCCCGTCCGGGATGCGGAGGAACCCCATGAGGCTGACCGGGTCGCCCTTCGCGTTCACCTCGTCGAGCAGCTCGAACTTGACCATGTACTGGGGCGATTCGACGCCCTCCCACTTGCTGGTCGAGTCCTTGATGTCCGCGATCTGCGCGCGGTAGTAGTTGTCCTCGAGCTCCGGCGTCTCGAAGACCGCCTTTGTTGCACGTCCGTAACTGGTAGGCATGGTTCTGTGTTTCTCCTTTTCTGAGCGCTCGGCGCTAATGGGTTGGTCCCGAAACAGCCCGGTGAGGCTGGCAACGGCTGAAGTACGAGCACCACTTCGGCCCGCACAGGTTCGACTTCGGATTCGGAGGAAACGTGCCGCTCGCGAACGCCCCCTCGACCTGGGCCACGAGGCCGTCGTACCACTCGATATCGCCCTCGCTGCGCGTGGTCCACACGAACTCCGAGGACTGCGTCTTGCCCGTGTCGATGGCACGCGCGAACACGAACGTGAGGGGAACTTGCTTCAGCCAGGCGTAGGCGTAGGGCTGCAGCCCCTTCTCGGCCTCCGAGGAGGAGAGCTTGCGCCCGCCCGTCTTGTTGTCCCCGATGGCCGGCACTCCATCGACCGAGCCCTCCCAGTCGATGAACCCGATGAACGTCCGCCCGCTCGGCAGCTGGCGCGTGTACTCGACCTGCGTGGCCGTCGGCTCAATCTCCGGCAGCAGCCCCGTGGCCCACTGCTCCGTCAGCCGGAGCGCCCGCGCGAGCTCGGCCGTCGCCGTGTTCCCGTCACCCCACTGAATGGCATGCTTCCCGCCCTGCTCCGCGACATCCGCCCGGAACGCCGCCTCCGTCCAGCCCTTCAGCTCATCGACGGTCGGCGGGTCCTGGCCGACGATCTTGCGGTCGAGCGCCCGGTTCCACGCCGAGTCACAGGCCGAGCCCGTGACCAGCGCCGACGACTTCGGCGAATCGATGCCCTCGACGTAGCGGTAGTAGGCCTTCCGCGGGCAGTCGAGGTAGGTGTCGATGAGCGAATGCGAGAAGCGGCGCAGCTGTTCAGGCATTCCGGCCGCCCTCGCGCAGTTCGCGCGCCTGGGCGATGAGCCGCGGCTTCATCCGTTCCCAGACCAGCCGCCCCGTGTCCAGCGCGTCCTCGATCTCCTCTTCCGTCGCGCCCACCGGCACGTCCGAGAGGCTGATGAACGCATCCGCGCTTTCGTAGTTGTCCAGGTTCACCTTCCGGCTGAGCGAGATGGAGACGCGGATGCCGTCGTGGTCGGTCACTTCACCCTCCGTGAGGCCCGGCGCCGCTGGCTGCACCCGTAGCAGGGGCAGCCGTCGGTCGGCAGCGAATCGACGATGATGGCAATGGCCACGAGCGCGACCACGCCCACGAGGCCGATGACGAGCACGTGGCCGGCGAGCGCCATCACGCCCCACCTCCGCGTTCGTAGACCTCGGCCCGTGCCCACCAGCCGCAGTAGCACTGGTAGTAGGGCGAGAACCACGAACTCGACCGGCCGACGTACCAGGCCGTCGTCTTCTCGCAGCAGGGGCAGGGGTACATGGGGAGAGCGTCGGCCGGCGGCCGCGGGTGCTTCGCCTGCTCGACCAGCGCGTCGATTTCGTCCGGGTGCCCGGAGAAGAACGTGACGGCTCGTGGCGTGTCCTGTACGGTATGCATGAGTCACTCCTTAGAAGGCCCGGGATTGCCGCCCGGGCCTTCGCCATGTCTGGGGCTAGCCGAAGATCGGCTTGAGGCTCGCGGCCGGGACCGGCGCCGGGGTGTTCGGCTTCGGCCACGCCGGGTAACCGTTGAGGTAGCGGCAGAGCGCGACGTGCTTGCACCACGGGCGGGCCGAGCGCGACCCCTTGCAGGTGCAGGACGGCTGCCCGCCGGTGTAGTCGTCGACGCGGTAGTAGGTGCCCTTCGTGGTCTCGCTTTCGACGAAGGCCACGAACGGGTGCCCGGGCGTCGCCGCCCAGGTGACGTCGCAGAGCGGGAGCGAACGCGTCTCCGCGTCGAACGAGGCGGCCGCGCTGGTGCAATCGCTCATCGCGTCCCCCACATCGGCAGCCGCGCCGACCACCGGTACGGGTGTAGCTGCCGCGCCCGCGCGAGGTTCTGTTGCGTCGGCCGCCGCGCCTCGCCCAGGTACGAGCCCATGACCCCCCCGTCGCTGTGGTCCAGCCCGAGGCAATGGCCGAATTCGTGGTCGATGGTCGCCTGTCGTGTCGGCGCATCGAGCTCCCAGAACTGCCGCGAAACCCCGATCGTGCAGTCCCAGTCGCACGAGCTGTTTCCCGGCCCGATCACACAGGGCGCCGCCCACGCCGTCGGCGGCAGCCCGCCATCCGATGTGCCGTAGTCCGCATCGCTCTGCCACCGCACCCGTGGGTTCTCGAAGTCCGTCCCGCCCACGTGCCAGTGCGCGAGCGCCGTGACCAGCAGGCCGGTCAGCTGCAGCAGCGCTTCCACGTAGCTCACGCCACGACCGCCGTGGCCAGTTCCGTGATGCCCGCGAGCGCGGCCGCCGTCGGCGCGAAGCCCCGGTGCAGCGCGTTCTCGCGCACGTCCCGCCGCTGGATGTCGCGAATGATCTGCAGCGCGCTCTCCAGCCGGTTCCACGCTCGCGTCGCGTTCGCCGCCCCGTGTGCCGATGCGCGCCAGTCCTCGACGTACGCCTGCGCCATCGCCACATCGCGCGCCGCCATCTCCAGGGCGCGCCGTTCGTAGGCGTCGTGCGCACTCAACTCCTGGTCCATCGCCACCACCTCGCAGCGCAGCTCCTCGTGATACCCGTTCGCGGTCATCCGTCGCCCCATGTCATCTCCCCCGCTCTCGTCTTGAATTGGGAGGCCCCGGGAGCGAGAGCGGAGCGCCCCCGGGACCGTGAGATGACGGCGGGTGACTTGCGCACCACCCGCCCCGTTGAACTCGCCGCAGCCGGAACTACTTGGGGAGAGGGCCCGGCGACGGCGAGGAACAACCGTCAGGTCATGACGCCCGCCTCCGGTGGAACGAATGTCTCGATGGGCACGCCAAAGAGGGCCGCAGCCCGTGCTGCCTCCACAAGCGTCATGGAGCGAGCACCCGAGATGAGCCGGGAAAGCCTTGACGGGTCACACCCAAGCTGCTCTGCAACCCAGCCTTTAACTCGCCCCTGCTCGCGGATGAGCCGGCCAAGCGCTGTTTCCTGTGTTGATGCATTGGCATGTATCACAGTAAGCAGCATAGGAGCTTTTTGCGACATTGCAAGCCCGTTTTGTCCCGAAGCGGTACGTTTTCGCTAAAGTTCCCCGAAATGGCTTCCGCGATTGCTCTTATGACGCCCTTCGCTGAATGGCTCGCTCGCGAGATGGCTGCTCGCGGCTACCAGCCGGATAACCGGTCGCAGTGGGCGACGTACCTGGGCATCCCCTACCCAACGCTCAGCGCGTGGTTCAACCGCGGCGAATGGTACGCCCTGCCGAAACTCGCCAGGATCTGTCTCCCCGCCCTATTGATAATTCGCCGCGATTGCGGCATATTATCCCTACAGGGCAACGGCCCGCAGGGAGACAGCAATGGCCATCGTTTACGACCGCACCATCGGAGAGCAGACCTGCACCGAACACGGCCGCGAGGCGTTCGGCCAGATGCGGGCCACGGTCGCCTGCTGGCTGTGCGACGGCGTCACGGTCACCCGCTGCGCCCACGGCACCCCCGCCATCCCCGAGCTGGTGACCCACGGCAACGGCTCGCGCTCCTGGCGGATGCACAACCCCTGCCGCGAGTGCGAGGCCGAGCGGAACGCCGCCGAGGCCGCCCGCGAAGCCGCGAAGGCCGCCAAACTCGCCGCCCTCGCCGCCAGCGTCACCAGCAACGAACGCCGGATGTTCGCCATGTTCGCCGGCCGCTGCTCCGTCTGCGGCGGCTCGTTCCCCGCGGGCGCCGACATCGCCTACAACCGGGCCGGCCGCTCCGCCCGCCACATCGCCTGCGGCGCCACCGCCCCCGGCATGCGCCGCCTCGACTGCGGCCACACCCTCCCCGTCGGCTCCGTCCTCATCATGGCCGCCTCCACAGGCTCGGCCTGCCCCGACTGCTACGACCGCATGTCCGACTAGCCCGCACCGCCCTACCACCCCCACGGAAGGACCCTGATCATGGACAACATCGCCTACGCCGCCCTGCTCGCCGATATCGCCACCCTCAGCCACTACCAGCTCTCGGACGTGCGCGACGCCGTTGCCCGCCGCGAAGCCGCCCTCATGGCCGCGTCCCTCCGCCACCGCGGCTTCAAGGCCTCCCCCGACACCGCCCCGGCGAACAGCGGCTACCCGCTGGGTGTGGGCGTCGTGACCGTCTGGGAACCCGGCTCCGGCGACCCCTCCCGCGGCGAGCCGGAGAACTACACCACCTGCGATGTCGCCACGGCGCGCGTCCTGCTCGATACCGTGCGCAACCTCCCCGATCCCGCCGCCGCCTACCAGCGCTGGACCGCGCGCCTCCAGGGCGACCGCATCACGAACGAGGTCGCGACCCTGCTGGGCATCGATACCCGCACCGTTCAGCGTCGCGCGGCCGCTGCCGGCGTCGGGCGTCGCGTCGGCACCACGCTGGTGTTCACGCCCGCCGAAGTCGATCGGCTCGCCGAGGCGCGCCCCCGCGGCCGCCCCGCCGGTAGCATCCGGCGGGCGCTGGGCCTCGATGCCGAAGCGGCCCGGCCGTGAGCATGGCCGACGCCGTTGCCCTCGCCCTCGCCCACTACCGCGCGACCACGACCACCGGCATCCAGATCGCCACGACCGGCAGCTGGTGGCCCATCCTCAACCCCGACGGCACGCCCGAGCCCGATGCACGCGCCATCGAGCTCAGCGCGTCCGCCTTCGTGCTCGCCCACATCGTCCAGTCCGTGCTCGACGACCCCGGCTGGTGGCGCACCATCGTCGCCAACATCACCGACCCCGATGTCGTCACCACCATCCGCCACGGCGTCGAGGACGCCATCAACGGAATGCGCGAGTGACCCCTCCCCCACACAAACAGAAGCCCCCCGCGTGCACACGGAGGGCTTCCAGAGGGGCGCAGGTCCGACCACCCACGCAGCCACCTAGCATCCTATGGTGGCGAGGCCCCCGTCGGAAACCAGGAGCCTCTCAGATCAAGATCCACGAGAAAGGAAGGAGGTGCACCTTATGGTAGCGAGGCCGGGAGTCCAACCCGGAGGTGTCGAGTTTATGAGGCTCGCGAGCCCGCCTTGCTCCATCCTCGCACGCGGATCATAGCACTGGCCCCCCCACGCGAAAGCCCCCCGGTTTCCCGAGGGCCTTCGTTGTTCCGATGCACCACGCCAGCGCTCAGGGGCCAGGCGATGGGCCGCCGGGCGTCACCTCCGGCTTCCCATCGTCCTGAGCTCCCGCGCCTCCCGTGGGCGGCGCCGGGCCCTTCGACTGCACGGCGATCGCCGCCCCGACGCCGATGGCGCCGACGATCGCCGTGATGACCACCTGCTGGCTCGACTCGTCCACGACGTAGCCGAGCCCACCGAGCACGGCAAACGCGCAGACGGCGCCGAGCAGGATCAGAAGCCGCAGCTCCAACCCTATCCTCATGGGCCACCTCCGATGATTCCCGCGGTGCGCAACACGCTCAACGCGCGCTGCACCCGCGTGATATCCGCATCCAGGGCCAGCCGCCCCAGCTCGAAGCGCTCCGCCACAAGCGCGCGATTGAACTCCGCGTCGCGGGCTTCGAGCGCCGCCACGCGTGCCTCCAGCCCCCCCGGCGCGGCCGTGGCCACGAACGACAGCGGGTCGGCCGACTGCGCGATGTCCGTCGGGAACGCCGCCGAACGGCACACCTGGATGTGCAGATGCGCGCCCGTCACCCGTCCCGACGCGCCCGAGAGCCCGATTGGCTGCCCGGCCGCGACCACGTCCCCCGGCCTGACCTTCGCCGCGCTCAGGTGCGCGAACAGCACGTACCACGGCGTGCCCGGGACATCGATGCACACCCCCGCCCCGAACGAGCCATCGTTCACGAACTCGACCACCTGCCCACCGATCGGCGCGACTACCGTCGTGCCCTCCGGACAGCCGATGTCGAGCCCCCGGTGCCCGCCCGCGGGGTAGTCTGGGCCCGAATCGCCGAAGCGCCCGGTGACCGGCCCCGGCGCCGGTGGCCAAACCGCCCACGTCATCTCCGTCACGTCGCCACCCCCGCGTCCCCGCACAGGTGCCCGTACCCCACCGTGCACAGCCACCGGCCGGGCCCCGCGCAGATCACCACGCGCACCGGCTCGACCTTTTTCGTGGCTTCACGCACATGGTCCGTCATCGCCCTCCCCCCTGCTCGCGCATCACGCCGAACTCATCGATGCACATCGCCCGGTGCTCCTCGACACCCGCCGCCGACACGAACGTGGGCCCGGGCACCGGTTCGCACGTCCCCGCCAGCGGCAACGCCTTCAGCCCCGCCAGCTCCACGAACCACAGCACGATCGCCAGGATCCACTCAGCCATTCGAAATCACCTCCCGGAGCGGCTCGCCCATCACGCGCCGCAGATGGTCACGCAGCGCCAGCACCGTCCGTGCCAGCGCCCGGTTGTCCCCGTGCACCCTCGCCAGCTCCTCCGCACGGTCCGCCAGGTCCGCCGACGCCACCCGCGCCCACGCCGCCTCCCGCACCTCCGCCGGCGCGTCATCCCACGCCATCGGACCATCCACCCGCGGCGCCCGGCCGGATTCCGCCAGCCCCCCCGCGAACGCCAGCGCGGCCGCTTCGTCCTCGAAGTCAATCAGCGCCCACCGCCCCCCCGCGCGCCACTGCACCACGTACCGGATGACCCGTGGCCCCTGCTCCCCGCTCACGTCGGCCGCTCCGCACGCCGCGCCACCTGGCCCCGCTCCAGCTCGTCCACCCGCCCCGCAAGCCGCTGGTTCTCGTGGCGAAGGTGCGTGATCTGCTCGTCCTTCTGCCGCCCCTCGAAGCGCACGCTCGCCAGCTCCCCCCGCACCCCGTCGAGCTCGCGCTGCAGCTCCTCCACCATGCCCATGAGCTCGGCCCGCTCTCCCAGCGCCCGCTCCAGCTGCCGTTCGAGGCTGTCTACCCGCCGCCCCAGCGACTCCCGCTGATCTCGCGCCTCCTGCCACAGCTGCGCCGCATCGCTCGTGTCGATCCGCCCCGACTTCAGCCGTCGCCCCGCCACGAACCCGATCCCCGCCGTCGCCAGCGCCGCCAACCCCCCCAGCACGTCCGCGTCAACCATGCCGCCCCCTCCTAGTTGAGCCCGACGGCCGCGAACCGCACGAACCCCATCGATACCGAGTTCTCCCCGTAGATGCCCACGCTCGAACCCGTCATCACACCGCGGTCCTCGATGGTGTCGATGCACGGCAGCGACGACCCGTTGAGGTACACCCGGTGGCGCACCCCCTGGACGATCACGCGCAGCTCCGCCGATGACTCCGGCACCCACGGCACGCGCTCGACCACCGTGTCCGTCCCCGCCACGCGCCGCACGAGCTGCACCTGGCGGTTCGCCCGGTCGATCTGTGCCCGGTACAGGTTCGAGGCATCCGTGTAGCGGTAGACCACCCCACAGACGAACGTCGAGCCGCCGTGCTCGAGGCCCGTGAAGGTGCACTTCACCATCTGGTCTTTCCCTGGCAGCCCGTTTGCGTAGGCCAGGGCCGCGGTCGTGTCGAGCACCGCGTACCGGGCGGTTGTGCCGTCCATCACCGCCGCCGAGTTGCCGATCGACCATGTCCCGCCGCTGGTCGTCCAGCTCGGGTCGGCGGAGAAATGGTGTGGCGGAGCGCCCAACGTGTTCAGCCGGTTCGCGCGTGCGAAGTCGTCGAACACGACCGTGTCGATGTGCGCGCTCGCGTACGAGGGCCGCAGAACAACCGTGCTGCGGCTCAGTCCGCCAGCGGCGTTCCCCCCCGGAAACACCTCGTGCGAAACACTCTCGATTCGCCACCAGTCCCGGACCGCAGTCGAAAACAGCACGAGCTGGCGGTCCTCGAAGGCGATAAGGTCCAGCAGCTCCGCCCGCAGCATCGCCCCCTGGATCGCGTCGCTGTCCCAGTCGAACACGAGCGTGAGGCGCGGTACCGCGTACCGCTTGATCAGCAGCAGCGCCGCGCCCACTTTTCCGTAGGGGCCGAGGGAGCCTCCCGTTCCGATGACCGAATCATGCCAGAGCGCGTTGTGCTGCAGCGTGGCCGAGGGCTCCGACGATCGGAACGGCTGGTCCTCGACGCGGTAGACGGCGCTCAGCGCTTCCCATGCGGCGTCGGCGCGCACCTGGAACTTCGTCACGTAGATCGAATCCGAGGCGTGAGTGTTGCTCAGTACCGCCCGGAACCCCGTGCCGCCATCCGAAAACGAGACGCTCAGGCTCGATGTCCGGTTCGTTCCCAGCCCGGTCGCCAGCGTGTTCGCCGTGTAGTCCGTCGTCGAAGCCGGGGTCACCACGCTCGAACAGGCGTACGGTTCGAGCGTGTACGGGCTCACGACCCACGGCCCCTCGTACCGCGCCTCGATGACGAGCGATTCGCCGGGGAGGAGCAGCACGGGATTTCCCCCGACGATCCCACGCTCGTACGTGAACGCCACAGGGTTCGTCCCCGCGATCACGTTGGTGCCGTCCGCGTTTTGAACCTCCACGTAGCCGATGCGGTCGTCGTGCCGTGCGTCATACTCCGCGCTGATCGGCTGCACCGCCGACCAATCCCCCCAGCGCCCGTTCGCCCCCGCGATGCCGAGGATGTTCTGTCGCGATCGGTAGCGAACCTTCCCGTTTGCCCCTTCGAACACGCTTGGCACCGTCGCGCCCGCGCCCTCCGCCAGCTCCGCGACCTGCGACAGCGCGTCGACGTCGTACCGCGGGGCGTGCGGATTCCAGATCTGCGAAACCGACTCCACGTCCAGGTCGTAATCAACCGTCCGCAACCGGGCCGCCGTGAGCACAGCCGCGATGGCGTCGTCCGTGTAGGTGTTCGCCGACGGCGTGTAGACGGTCGGGCGCGTGCGCTGCAGATGCCCCAGTCGCGATTCCACCTCGAACGAAGCCGTTGGCGAACCCCCCGGCGGAAACCGGTTCGCGTACCGCATCACCTGCCCTCGGAACACCGGCAGCACCGCCCCCGTCACCGCCTCCGTCGCCCGCATCCGCAACGGCACGTAGGGCATCATCAGCCCGTAGAGGTTGTTCGTCGTCGCCCGCCGGTACAGGTCCGCGATCTCCGAGGCGCTCAGCGCCTTCCCGTCGAACACCGCCACGTCCTGGATGCGCCCATCGAGGTAATTCGACGCCAAGAACGTGAGCCGGCCGATGTACGGCGCCTGCGAGGTCGTGCTCAGGCTCTTCGTGCTCGTAGTCGGTGTGCCCGGCACCCCATTCACCCACACGGTCATGCGCTGGCCGTCGTAGGTGACCGCCAGCACCGCCGTCTCGCCCGCCGCCAGGTTTCGCACGCTTGTCGCCGAGTCGTTCGCGTTGTTCAGCCAGCGCCGGCAGATGACCTGTCCCGTGCTAAACACCAGCCAGTCGTATCCCTGCAGCCCGCTCCCGTCGCTCACGAGCCGCGTCAGGAGGCGGCCCGAATTCGCCAGCGTGTCGAGTTTGACCGTTGCCACGAGTGTGAACGCCGTCCGCCCGGCGAAGTTGTAGCTCGAACTCGCCAGCGGCACGTAGCCCGTGCTGCCGTTGAGATCCACCGACCGTCCCTCGCCGCTCGTCAGCAGGCTCGGCTCCGCCAGCGAATACCCCCCCGTGTACGTCCCCGCCACCGCGTTCAGCGTGTCCGCCGCCGTCGTCCCGCTCGCCTCGTTCAACCGCCACAGGCTCGACGCCCCCAGCTGCACCAGCGCCTGGTGATACGGCAGCTCCTCCGGCGTGAACACCCCCGTCTCGTTGTCCAGCTCCAGCGAAATCTGCCCCACGAGCGGCCGCCCATCGTCGCTCAGGCCGCGCCGCACGCTGATCGCCCCCTCGACGTACGGCCGCAGGTCCGTTCCGAACGCCAACGCCTTCGCCGCGAGATCCGCCACATTCGCCGCGCTCAGCGCCGTCCCGTCCCAGAACGACCACTCGTCCAGCCGCCCGTCGAGGTAGTTCGCGCCGCTCGGCAGCCGCCCGATGTTTACCAGCGCGGATGCCACGTTCACGAGGCTCTTCGAGCTCGCCGTCGGCCCCGCCGCCAGCACGCCGTCGATGTAGACCCGCATGTTCGTGCCGTCGTACGTCGCCGCCAGGTGGTGCGTCTTCCCCTGCAGCACGCCTGTGCCCGCCGCCGTCTGGCACGCGTCGCTCGCCCCGTTCAGCGTCCGCACCAGCTCGACCCGGCCCGCCCCGAATACCCGGAACTCCCAGCCCTGCGCCCCGCTGCCGTCCGTTTTCAGGTTCGAACACAGCTCCATGTACGAACCCGATGCCGGGATCGTGTCGAGGTTCACCATCCCCATGAGCGTGAACGACGCCGTGCCCGTGAACGGGAACACATCCGGCCCCACGATGTAGCCCGTCGAGCCATTGAGATCGACGCTGCAGCCCTCCTCGCTCTCCAGCAGCGCCCCCTGCCCCACCGTGTAGCCGCCCGTGTACGTCCACGTCGAACCCGCGCTCCCGCTCTCGAACGCGTTCGACCCGCTCGTGTCGTCGAAGCGCAGATAGCTCGCGGGCTGCAGTTCGAGCACGCTCCGCGCGTACCGCTCGCGATGGAACTGCGCCTGCAGCTCCCACGACGGGCGCGTCAGCCGGTAGCTGTTCGCCAGCCGCGATCCCGCCCCCACTCCCGCCGACGAAAACAGCACCCCCGTCGTCGCCCCCGCGGGCAGCGTCGAGGGCTGCGGCTTCGCCGGTTTCAGCGTCGTCGTCGCCACCACGCTCGCGTTCTGGTGCTTCACGAACGGGTACACCTGCACGTAGGGGCTCGTGTCGTGCCCCACCGCCAGGTACTCCCCGTCCGGCGACCACGACACGCTCGTCGCCAGCGTCGTCGCGCCGATCGCCACCGCCGCGTTCGAATACTTGGCCCCGAAGCCGCCTCCGAACGGGTACACGGAAACGAACGGCGTGGTTTCATGCGCGACCGCGAGGTGCCCGCCCGAGGGGCTGAACGCCACCGCCTGCCCGTGCCCGGTGGGCAGCGTCGCCGGGTTGCTCAGCTTCTCGCCGAAGCGCCCGTCGAACTCATAGACCGTGACGTACGGCGACAACGTGTGCGCGACGGCGAGAAAACGCCCGTCCGGGGACCATGCCACGTCCCCCGCGATCGAGGAGGGCAACGTCGAGGGGTTGGCGCACTTCGCCCCGAACCCCGTCGTGGAGTCCCACGCGTAGACCTCGATGTACGGGCTCGATGCGGTCGCCACCGCCACCCACCGCCCCGACGGGTGAAACGCAATGCCGTTCGCGTTCCCCGCCAGCGCCGTCACCGGGTCGCTGTACTTCGTTCCAAGCCCCGACGCGGGCGCGAACGCCCAGGCCGTGACATATGGCGAGGAATCGTGAGCGACGATGAGCACCGATCCGTCCGGCGCCCAGCTCGCGCCGTTTACCGTTCCCGCCGGGAGCGTCGCCGGGTTGGCCACCTTCGACCCGTAGGCCGCGCCATCCCACCCGTACACGCTCACATACGGCGAGGTCGCGTGACCGACCGCGAGGTAGTCCTCCGCCGGGTGCTGCGCGATGCAGTTCGCCGCCCCCGCCGGCAGCGTCCCCGGGTTCGAAAGCTTCGTTCCGAACAGCCCCGCGAACGCGTACCCCTCGACGTAGGGGCTCGTGCCGCTCACCACGTGCAGCGTTGGCGCGCCCACTAGACCGCCACCCCGTACGCCCGCCGCGTGTGCTGCGCCAGTTCGCGCGCGATCTCGGGGATCACCCGCCGGAAGCCCGCCGCGTCGATCGCGTTCACGTTCACCACGATGTTCATCCCTCCCCATCCCGCGCTCGCCGCGGCGCGCCCGGCGCCGCCGCTCAGCGGCACCACCGCCTCCGGCCCCGCCTCACCCAGCACCGCCAGCGTCGGCCGCGTCACCACACCGCCTCGCGCCAGGTACGGGATGTCGGGCGGGTTGATATGGATGTCCGGCGCGCCCGGCACCGGGATCTTGAACTCCAAACCGCGGTTGATGGGCCCGATCACGTAGGTGTTGATGACGTGTTTCACCGCCGCCAGCACCGCCTGCCCGACGTCGCTCGCGAACCCGCCCACCGCCGTGATCGCGCTCTTCAGCCCGTCCAGCAGCGCCCCGCCGAGCGCCGAACCCGCCTCCTGCGCGAGCCCCGCAAGCCCCTTCATCACCCGGAACGCGTTCTCCACCGACTCCTTCATGCTCCCCATCACGTCCGAGACCAGCTGCTTCGCCGAGTCCCACGCGCCCGAGAAATCCCCCCCGAGGAGCTTGATGAGGATGTCGAGCACCCCCGTGATCACGTTCACCGCCAGCTCGATGCGGTTCTGGATCTCGTCCATCACCGGGATGATGACCGGCTTCAACTTCTCGAAGATGTCCTTCAGCGTGTCCAATGCCGGCTTCGCGTCGCTCTCCCAGTACTTCTTCACGTTCTCCATGAACTCGGTGATCTTCGGGCCGACCTTTTCGGAGAAGTCTTCGATCACCGGCAGCACGTCATCGGCGAACACCGTCACGAGCTTCGCGAGCACCGGCAGCAGCGCCGTCCCAATCGCCTCCTTCGCCTCCCCGAGCCGGATCTTCGCGCTCTCGAACTGCCCCGCCGTCGACTGCGCGTAGGTGTCCGCCTGCCCCGCGAACTTGGCCTGCACCGCCGCCAGCGCCTCCGCCTCCGTCGCCCCATCCCCGATGCTGATCCCGAGCTTCTTGAACGCCTCGACGTTCTCCTCGTTTACCTTCGAAACCATCTTCGAGGCCTGTTCGAGTGAGATGTTGGCGCCGCGCGCGAGGTCCATCGCCAGCCGCTGGCGGTCGAGCGACTCGTTCACATCGCCCGTCGCCCCGAGCAGCTGCTGGAACGAGTCGCGAATCTGGTCGTCCGTGAACGCCATCTTCGCACCCGCGTCGATCCGCGCGTTGACCTTCGCCACGTTCTCATCGAACGCCCCGCCGGCGTTCCGCAGTGCCTGCTCCAGCCGCGCCGTCGCCGCCGCGTCCTCCGCCGCCCCCTGCGCCGCGTCCAGCAGGAAGCCACCGAGGCTCTTAGCCCCCTCCAGCAGGGCCCCGCCCGCGAACACGCCCGCCGCCGTCTTGCCGATGTCGCCCAGGGCGCCGGAGAATTTCCCCGCGGGCTTCGACGCCTTCTCCGCCTCGTTCCCGATGCCCTTGATGTCGCCCTCGACGTCCTTGAGCGCCTTCGTCGCCTCGTTGACCGCGCGAATCGCGAACGACAGCTGCTGTTGCGAGCTCGTCATCCGCCCGCCCCCCGCGCCCGCGCCTGCATCTCCGAGAGCTTCCGCGCCTCCGCGTCACCCGCCATCGCGATCAGCACGTCCTCGTACGCCCGCTCATCGACGGTCGCGGTCCACCGCACCAGCGCCTCCCAGCTCGCGAACCCGCCGACGTACTGCATCACCGCGACCCATCCCAGCTCGCCTGGCACCCTGCCACCCCGCCCGAGGTGCGCGTCGGCCCAGGCGCGTATCAGTTTTTTGCGTCCGCCTCCGAACGCCGCTGCCACAGCTCGTTCAGCCGCGAAACGATCGCCTCGTGGCTCTCGTCGTCCAGCGCACGGATGTTCTCGGGCGTCACCGGCTCCGCGAACGACCACCGCACGATCCCGATTTCGCTGCCCTTGAAGCGCGCCGCGTCCACCAGGCCGGGCCCCTCCTTCGCGTCCAGCACGGCCTGCGAAATCGCCGCGCGTTCGCCCGCGCTCAGCCGCGCCTTCACCTCGACCCACTCGCCCTCGGCCGGCAGCTCCACCCGAACCAGCTCCCGCTCCGTCGTCAGTAGCGGCATTCGAACCCTCCTACGCCACCGCGCTCAGGCCGTTCACGACCACGAACTCCAGCGTCTTCCCGCCCGTCGCGTCGTAGACCGATTCGAGCGAGACGGCCACCGTGCGCGAGTCGTCGTCGTACTGCGGCTCGCCCACGAACCGGTAGGCCCCATCGATCTTGATGCTGCGAGCCGTCGACCCCGCCCCGATCACCGCGCCCGTGAACTCCATGCGGATGTACCGCAGCGAGTTCGCCCGCCACGCCGTGATCAGCGCCGTCGCCAGCGTCGCGTCGATCTCCGCCGTGATGTCCAGCGTGGCCTTGAACCCCGCGTGGAAGTGGTAGCCGGTGAGGTCGAGGTCCGAGCGACCGTCGAGCGTGTATTTCGGCTCGAACGGGCTCTTGTACTTCCACGTCAGCGACCGCACGACCGTCGTCAGCTGCGTGCCACCGAGCCCCGCGTACGACGTGTCCAGGTACACCTTCACGAGGTTGCTCACGAGCGGCACCTGCGACGCGATGGCCACCTGCGACGACGTTGGCGTGCTCGCCTGGCTCGCTCGCGCGAACCACGAGTGCCGCATCGACACGTTCTCGTTCCCGCTCGCCGAAATCTCGAGCTCGTTCAGCACCGCGTCGCCGAACTCCCGCGCGATGTGGTTCGTGCTGCCGTCGCTCTCCACCTGCTCGAACGTGTAGTACTCGTTCGTCGGCGCCGCCGTCAGTTGGGGCGTGTACGTCCAGGTGTACGCCGAGTCCGTTGGCCCCGTCGGCGTAACCCCACCCTTCACGCCCGCTTGCAGGCACCAGATCAGCTCCTCGGCCGACAGCTCGCCCTGCACGTCGAGTTCGACGCCCTTCATCACGTCGACGCCCGCCGCGCCCACGTTCGCGTTGTAGCCACGCGGGTAGCTCGACCGGTAACGGTCCGACATCTCCCGCACGCTCCACTCGCCGAGCACCTGCGCCGTCGCCGCCACCAGCGTCCCGAACGAAGACTGCTTGCCGATCTGGAGCTTCCGGAACGGCTTAATCGCGACTGCCATGACCCACCTCCCGCGGCGCCTTCGCCGCCCACGTGCGCGACCCCGCCGGCCCGTGCTTCGCCAGCACGCGCGCGGCCGTCGCCTCGTCGAATTCGATCCCGGCCTGCCACTCCGCCGGCCGCGTCATCCCCTCGGGCAGTTCCGGCACCCCCGGCCCCACGTACCACAGCCGCATCACGATCCTCCCGTCACCGCGCTCACCGTCGCCTGCTCCTCGACCAGCAGCGTGATCTCGTACCCCAGGAACCGGACGTCGCCGAACTCGATGTCGATGAGCCCGCTCTGCCGCTCGAACAAGCACTTCACCACCGTGCTCGAAGGCGCCGGGTTCGCCCCCCCGAGCGTCACGTTCACCGCGAACTTCGCGATCAACGCGTCGCACACCGGCAGCACCGTCGCCGCCCGCGAGGCCGTGTCCCCGCCCGCCTGCAGCACCTGCAGCCGCACCTCGTACGTGTGCGACGCTCGCGGCTGTGTCAGCCGGTACACCCGCGTCGGCCCCGGGAACACCAGCACCGCCGGGAATGCGTTCACCGCCCCCGCCATGCCCGCCTCGCCGTGCTCCGCCGCCGTGTACACCGCCGTCACCGTCGTCTCGCTCGCGACCACGTCCCCGATCGCCCGCACCACCGCCGCCATGTCGAACGCCATCTCAGCCGCCCTCCCCGAGACGGTTCCACTCCGCGTCGATCGCCTCCGCCAGCCGGTCGCGCGCGTACCCCCGCGTCGCTTCCATCGCCTGGCCCCCCATCTTCACGCCCACGAACGGCTTCGCCGCCTGCCCCGGTGACGATTTGAACTTCGTCCCGCTCTTCTGCGAGCCCTTTCCCCCGCGCTTGAAGCCCCGGTAGTAGTAGCTCCGCCCGAACTCCTGGCTTTTCGCCCCCGGGTGCGCCGCCAGCCCGAGCGCCTTCACGTTGAGCTTGGACTTGCTCAGGCCCTTGAACTGCAGCGACCCCGCGATTCCGCCCACCGCGTACCCGCGCGCCTCCGACACCAGCCGCCGGCCGATGTCCTCCATCGCCGCCTTGAGGAACGGCGCATCGTCCGCCGCGAGCGCCTTCAACGCCCCGTTCAGCCGCTTCAGCGACTGCCCGTCCACCTCGAATTTCAGGTAGATTCCGCCCGGCATCAGCGCACCCCGATCAGCCGGAACGGCGCCAGCAGGTCCCGGATCGCCGGGTAGAGACTGTTGAACGCGAACCCGCCCACCGAGCCTCCGAGCGCGGCCGCTCCCCCGGATTTCTCCTCGTTCCAAAACCGCGCCGCCTGCATCAGCGCCGCCTGCTCCAGCGCCCGCGGATACCGCCGCGCCGCCACCGCCGCCGCCGTCAGGTGCGTCGCCGCCGTCGTCCCGTTCACCGCTCGCACCACCGTCGCCGTGTTCGCCGAAGCGAACGCCCGCACGAACATCTGTTCCGAGTCCACCACGATCGTGTCACCGATCGCGACCGCGTGCCCCGCCGTCAGGTCGACCCCCGTCTCGCTCGTATCGAGCGCCTCCGCCGTCGTCCCCGCCTGCTCCGTCTCCTCCGACCAGCCCCACCGCCCCGTGATGCGCACCGCGTCCGCCAGCGCCGGCCACGCCTGGATCTGGGACCCCGTGCGCAGCAGCCGAAGCGACAACGCTGGCTCGTTCGCGTCCCGGTTCCGCGGCTCCAGCACGTAGTCCGTCCCCTCCACCAGCGTCAGCTCGTACGAACCGTCGTCATCGTCATCCACACCCGCCGCCGTCACCGCGATCAGCGGCCGGTCGAGGCGCAGCGACCGCCGGTCATGCCCCGGGGCGCCAGTCCAGCGGAAATACCGCGTGGCCGTGACCGCGTGCGCCGAGCGCCCGAGGTAGCGGTCCACCGCGTCGCTCACGCTCTCGCACAACGCCAGGAGCGCCGCATCATCCCCCGTTTGCGTCGAGGGAATCCGCAGCGCCGCCTTCACCATCGCCACGTCCGCGTAGCATCCCGTCACCGGCTCAGTCCCTCCGCACGAACACCTTCACCCGCCAGTCCTTCGTCGCGCCGCCCGCCGAGACCGTCGCGCGCAGGTAGACCCCGGGAACGAAGTACGGCACCGCGACCTTCGTCGAGGTCGCCACCGTCAGGTCCGCGCCCGCGTTGTCCTGGGCGAAACGACGCGGGTACAGCCGGTCAATCGTCGCGTTGCCGATGTCGGTGTGGTTGATGATCGACTCGCCCAACTCCGTCGACCCCGCGAGCTTCGTCACCACCGGCTGCAGCACGAGGTTCGCCGAGTCCGTCAACGCCGCACCGTCGACCTCGACGTACAGCACCTCGCCGATCACCGGCCGCACCGTCGTCGCCGTCGAATCGCCGCTCCCGTCCGTCGTCCCCGTGAGCACGTGCGTCTCGATCATCGCGAGCGTCCGCCCTTCGCGATCTTCGTCGGCGCGTCCGCCACGCCGTCACCGCCCTCGCCCTCCGGCTCCGCCAGCGCCTCGAACGACCCCGGCGACGCGCGCAGCAGGAACTCCCCCACCGCATCGTCGACGTGAATCACCGCCCCCGGCGAATACCCGCCCTCCTCGCCCGTGAGGTGGTTCACCGTCCCCCGGTACTCAGCCACGCACCGCACTCGCATCAGGGGATCCCCCACGCGGTCCAGTTGACCAGCCGCGCATTGTCCGTCGACGCCACCAGCGTCGGGTCCGTGCCGCCCGTGTTTTTCCACGCGTACACGTTCAGCGTCGTCCCCGATACCGCGCTCGTCACCGCGCTCGGGTCGTCCGCCGGCGTCGTCGATCCCTCCATCGACACCACCGCCCCCGTCACCTGGCGCAGGTAGCTCGCCAGCGCCACCGGCGTTGGGTTCGAACCATCGAGCGTCACCGTCCCCCCGAGCAGCCGCTTCCCGCGGATCGAACGGCCCGAATCGAACGTGATCGTCACGGCACCAGCCGCCATGTCAGCCTCCCTCTCCAGTCAGAGCGCCGGGCGGAATCCCCACCCCGCCCGGCGTCCCGGCACGTTGGCCGCCTGCTATCAGACGGTGATGTCGTAGATGCCCGCCGCGACGTTCCCCCCGAAGCGCGTGAACGCCTTGCGGATGTACATTTCGAACAGGAACTGGTCCGTCCGCTGCACCCGGTCGAAGTACAGCTGCATCCCCCGGCGCGTGCCCGCGAGCCACCCGTCCGGGTTCAGCACGGTGATCTGCCCCTTCGTGTTCGACGCCTCCGTGTCCGAGGCCTTGCCGTCCGCCTCCGTCTTCGAGGCGTACGACGGCGCGAAGACGCGGATGCCCTTGTAGCGCCCGAGCTCGCCCGTCAGCACCGTCGCCGCGGGCCCGTACTTGTCGACGGTCGTCACCACGTCCAGGTCGAGGAGGTTGATGTACGTGTCGAAATCGCAGATGAGGAGCAGCCGCGAAGCGTCCGCGCCCCAGTTGACGTTGTTGAAATCGGCGTCGACATCGTCCGTGGTCCCGTTCAGCTTCCCACGGGCACGGTCGATTTCCTTCGGATCGAGGGCGCCGGCCATGTCCTTGCCCTGCGCCGTGGTCGTCACCAGCCAGTACTTCCGGATGCCGTTGTAGGCCAGGTAGTGCTTCGTGTCGGCCGGGTCCGCGTCGTCAAGGTTGATATTCCCCGTCGCCGCGTTGGTGGTATCGCCGTTGTAGAAGCTCGACGCGACGCCGTACTGCAGGCCACGCGCCAGCTGCTCACGCAGGAACGGCGTGTACTGGATGATCGAATCCTCCTCAAGCTCGCCGCTCCAGAGCTGGTTCACGCCGAGCTTTTTCGCCGTCAGCGTCGCCTTGCTCGACGGCGTGTCGCTCGCCGTGTACGCCGTCGCCGCGTCCGCCGTCGATTCCCCGAGCAGGCGGAGCTCCGGCAGCGCTCCATCGATCGGCACGTAGTCGGTCGGGAACCGCATCGGGATGTCACGAATCAGCCCCAGCAGCGGGTCGTTCGTGCGCGCCGCCCGCCACAGCTCCGACTCGTACGCAGCGCCCACCAGGTCGAGGCCGTTGCCGCTCTCCGCCGTGTCCATCGCGCGAAGCCGCGAGTTCGGCCCGTCCCCGCCCTCGCGCACCATGATCGGCGTCCCGTACTTGTGCGGGTCGCGCTTCGGCAGCTCGAACACATGATGCTGCCACGCCCGGCGAAGGTCGTCCGGCACCACCAGCTGCACCGGCCGGTTGCGCATCTTCCCCGCGCCGTCGATGACCATCATCGCCAGCTCGTAGTCGGCGCGGGTGTACTCGAGCTGCTCGAACCGCACCCGCATCGTGTCGCTCGGGTCCACCCCGCGCGTCGCGCCGGGCAGCAGGTCCGCATTGCGCTCCGGCTCGCCGCCCTCGCCCTCGCCCTCGCCGCCAGCCGCCGGCGCCGGGCGCAGCGCCCGGATCTCCGCGACCATCGCTTCCTGCGACTCGCGAATCGCCGTCACCGCCCCCGACACACCCTCCAGCGCCGAGCGCATCATCGCGCCCATCGCCTCCACCGGATCGACCGTTCCCTCGGTCATCGTTGCGCCTCCTCACTGGCACACTTCGTGAACCCGGCCGCGAACCGCTGCCACGGGCTCTGTTCCGTCTCGGCCGTCACAGCCGCCGCCTCCTCGCCCTCGCGGGCGTACGCCCCCGCGTCCACACGCCCGCCTTCCGCGCGCAGCACCAGGCACCCCGCATCCGCCGGCACCGGTACGTAGCTCGACTCCAGCAGCTCGTGCCCTCGCGTGAACACCAGCACCGAGCGCGCCGCCTTCCCCTCGCCCACCTTCCGGACCTCGGTCTCGCCCGGGTACCACCGCACGCTCGTCGCGTTCACGAACCCCGCCCGCACCGCCTGCCACACCTCCTCCGCCCGCGGATGCGTCGCGAACTCGTGCACCTGCACCAGCTCATTCGCCCCCACCTGGCTTGAAACAGCGCGCGCGATCGGCAGCTCGCGGTCGTTGTGCGCCCACAACACCACCGGGTTCCGTTCGTAATTCCGCAGATCCCAGCCGGATTGGTCGATGACCGCGTCGTCTCGCGCCACGTCACCGGTCGAAACGACCACCGTTACCCGGCGCCGCTCCTCATCCACGGCCCGCACGAACCCGTGCGTCTCCAGCCTTTCAGGCATAGAAAAAGCCCCAACGACGCTGATTTGGTCGTTGGGGCACGATGACCGGGGCCACACGGCAGAGAAGTCACTGGCCGTCAGCGGCGGGTGTTACATGCTCCCCGCTGGCAAAATGCTAACCCGACTACTCCCTTACCTGTCAAGCCCCTATCAGGACGCGTTCCGCGCGTGGCACCGGGGGCACACATGCACCCCGCCCGCCTCCTCCGCGAGCTTCTTCCCGCAGCGCCAGCACCGCACCTCCGTCGCCACCGTCACCGGCTCAGCCTCCCGGCGCGGCGGGCGTCGCATTCCCGTACCCCGCGGGCGCCGCCGCATTCAGCGGCACGAAGTTCGCCGGCCGCAAACGCACGTCCCCATCCGCGCCAATCCCCTCCATGTCCTCCTTCTCGCGAATCTCGTTCGGCGTCAGCACCCCGAGCGCCACGAGCTTCGAGTAGAAGTCCGCCCGCTGCCCCGGGTCCCCGCGCAGCAGCCCCTCCCGGCTGAACTTCGCATAGTGATTCGAGGGCATCAGCAGCTCCTCGCTGATCGTCAGCTCCATGTTCTGGACGTACGGGTCCAGCGTGTACACCAGCAGCCCCCGGTTCTGCTCCGCGATCCCCGTCCCCCAGCTCGACTGCTTGTCGTGCGACCCCAACAGGTGCTCCGGCACCCCGAACATCCGTGCCACGTCGCTCACCTGGAACTGCCGCGTCGCCAGCAGCTGCGCATCCTCCGGGTTCAACGAGGTGTGATTCCACTTCGTACCCTTGCCCAGGACCGCCACCCGGTGAGCGTTCCCCGTCCCCCGGTGATGCGTTTCCCACGCCTCCGAGATCGCCTGCGCCTGCGCCGCCGTCACATCCTGCTCCGAGCTCAGGTACCCCCCCGGCAGCGACCCGTTCCCGAAGAACGCCCCCGCGTACTCCTCCGCCGCCAGCGCCAGCCCCAGCGACTGCGCGAACAACGTAATCGGACTCAGCCCCCGCATCCCGTCCGTGCCCAGCCCCTGCACGTGCACAATCTCGCCGCCCGCCACCCAGTCCCGCGCCATCGTCCGCGAGTCGATGATGTACTGCTTGCGGCCCTCGACGCGCTCGACGCGCACGCGCCCCGGCTCCACCGGCCACAACTCCGCCGGCCGCCGCCGCGACGTGTCCGCCGCCGGCACCACGTAGATGTACGCGTTCCCGTTCAGCACCAGGTGGAAAAACACCGTGCTCCAGAAGACGAACTTGTTCACTTCCGGGTTCGGCTTCGACCAGATCGCAAACTCGCTCGCGAGCTTAATCTGCTGGCGCCCCGCCGAACCGTCCTGGTACACGTGCAGCGGCATACTCGCCGCCACGTTCGCCAGCAGGCTCGCCGCCCGCCACACCGCCGACACCGAAAGCGCCGCCCCCGACGTCATGTACCCCTGCTTCGCCAGCGAAAAACCCAGCTGGTTCGGGCCCTCATCCCGCCACAGCGTCCCATCACTGTTCCACGAAACCGTACGCTCTCGAATCCCCCGCACCGCACCCCGGATCAGTGCCACTTACGTTCCCCCTCGCGTGTTCCCGTACCAGAGCAGGATCCCCGCCGCTGCGAAAACGCCCGCGATCTCGTGCACCAGGTACGCCCCGAATACCAGCGCTACGAACCCCGCGAACTCCACCCCATCCCGGCTCAGTATAACCCCCGCAACCCGCCTCGCGACCCTCGTCACGTCCCCGGAACCCACACGATAACGCCACCGTCAGGCGTTCCCATCATCGCCCTCCCGAGCGCCATCAGCAGCGCTACTACACCGTCGACTCGTTCCGTCGATTTCGCCTTGTCGATTCGCCGGTTCCCGTACGCATCCTGCACCACAACCGCATTCGACGCGCACCACGCCAGCACCGGATTCCCGCCGTGCTGCAACGTTCGCGCCAACAGCATCCGCTCCATCTCCGCCACCGGCGCCGCCATCGCCCCGAAATGCTGGCCGTACGGGATCATCGAAAAACCCTCCGCCATCAGGTCGTTCACAATTTCCCCGGCGAAAATCCGGTCATACGCGATCTCTCGAATGTCGTACTCCCCGCCCAGCTCGATGATCGCCTCGCGAATGAACCCGAAGTCCGTCGAGTTCCCCGGCGTCGTATCGAGCAGCCCGGCCCGCGCCCACGCGTCATACGGCACCCCGTCCCGCCGCGAGCGCTCCTCGATGTCCTCCTGCGGGCACCAGAACCGCATCACCACCTGCCACTTCTCCCCGTCCGATTCCGGCGGGAACAGCAGCGCCAGCGCGCTCAGGTCCCGCACCCTCGCGAGGTCCAGGCCCGCATAGCATCGCCGCCCCTTCAGCCGATCCAGATCGATCGGCTCCCCGCCCTCGTTCCACACCTCCACCGGAATCCAGCGCTCCTCCTGCTCCGTCCAAACGCTCAACTCCAGCCGCAACACCCCGTTTCGTTTCGAGGGGATGTCGATGGCATCCTTCACCTGCGCCGCCAGGTACTCCGCCTTTTTCGACACGCCGAGGTTGGGGTTCGCCTTCGGCCACTCCGCCGGGTCCGCCCACCGCTCCGGGTCGTCGATCGACGCGATGTACGCGAAGACATCGTCATTCTCGATGACCCCCTCGAGAATCCGCACCGCCCGCTCGTGCTCCTCCCAGCACAACGAGCTCCGGTCGAACCCCGGCGTCGTGATGAACCACGTCAGCGGCTGCCGGCGCGCCCCGAACGCCGTCTCCAACACCGAGAGATACCGCCGGTCCTTCCACGCGTGCAGCTCATCGCACACCACAGCATGTGGGTTCAATCCGTCGGTTTTCCCCTCATCCGCCCCCAGCGGCAGCATTTTCGAGGCCGTCCGGTAATCGACCAGGTGCGACGTGCTCATCAGCACCGTCAGGCGCCGCGACAGGCTCGGCGAGCCCTTCACCATGTACGCCGCGTCGTCCCACACCTCCTTCGCCTGGTCCCGCTTCGTTGCCGCGCAGTACACCTCCGCGCCCGGCTCGCCATCGAAGAATCCCACCAGCAGCCCCACCGCCGCGGCCTCCGTCGTCTTCCCGTTCTTCCGTGCCACCTCGTTGTACGCCTTGCGGAACCGGCGCGTGCCGTCCGCGCGTTTCCACCCGAACACCGAACCCACCCGGAACGCCTGCCACGGCTGCAGCGTCAGCGGCCGCCCCGCCCACTCCCCCACGTAGTGCCGCGGGATCTCGAAGAAGTCGATCGCGAACTGCGCCGCCTCCTCGTCGAACCACAACCCCCTCGCCGCGCCGTCCTGCAGGTCACGAAGGTGCCGCTGGCACGCCAACCGCACCAGCCGGCCCGCCACAATCTCCCCCTCGACCACCCGCACCGCGTAGTCCGTCACCGGGCTCGCGACCACCGCCGGCGCGGGCGCCTTCCTCACGCCACACCGCCCCGCCTGGCCATCAGCGTTTCCAGTGGGTCCTCCGCCGCTTTCTCCGTCGCCATCGCCGCCACCTTCGCCCGGTCCACCGGGCTCATCCCGAACCGCGCGATCGCCTTGAACAGGTGCTCCACCGCGAACCGCTTCACCGCCACGTTCCCGTTCAGCATCCGCCGCTCCGGCCGCCACACCCCCGCGTCGTCCATGCCCGCCTCCCGCACGATGATTCGCCCCTCCTCCCGCAGCGCCCGCTCCGCCTCCACCAGCTCCGCCCACGCCAGGCAGTAGATCGTGAACGCCGCCCGGTCCAGCAGCGTGATCAGCCCCTGCTGTTCGAGCTGCCTCCCCACCCGCCGCCACTCCGCCAGCGCATCCGGCCGTTCCCGCACGATGGCCGGCGGCTGCGGCAGCTGCGGCTTCGGCGTCGCCTCGTTCTCCGGCATCCGCCGGTGCCCGCGGTTCCCCTCCAGGCGCCGCAACGCCGTCGGCTTCGGCGGCCTACCCCGCTCCGTCATCCCCCACCTCCCTGATCACCTTTCGCCAAATTTCGCGCGACCCTCAGAAAGCC